ATTGAAGACATGTTTGATCCAAAGGCACCGAACTCGTGATGCGACAGATCATTGTTGGGGAGTAACGACATCAACCAATTCTTGATCTCTTTACCAACAAGTATCTTACCATTCTTTGTTAGCATGGTTGGTACACGACTTATACTCGACTTATGATTATAAGGTATTCCGTGAGTGTTTATGTTATGAAATGTAATAAGTTGTTTCAGTTGGGAATTGTTCTTCACATACTCAATTATATCGATACTGTGGGGACAATTTGGGCTATATACCAGAAGGGACATACTATAAATATATCATTTATTTCTGAAAATAAATTAACGCATATAGTAATAATGAACAGTGTATACATTCTCATCGCTCTGGTGATTGCCCTCGCCATCCTGTTTTTCCCAGGTAAGAAAAAGACCCAGCGTGAAAAGGAAGTCGAGAAAATGATGAACATTGAAAAGTATGTCGAAGAGACCGCCGAGATTAGCCATGACCTGATGAACGTGATCGTCATGGAGACGAACAAACACGTCACCGAGAAATACAAGAAACCCAGTTACATCATCGAAACGATTGCCGCAAAGAAATTTGTACACCCTGAAACGAAGGATTACTTTTACAGGTGTATGTTTATGGTAATGACAAAGACCGATTTCGTAGCTGGTTTCAGTGTAACGGTCGATATTCGAATCAAACCCAAGGTTGAAGTAATTGGGTCTACTAAACAACCAATCGATGTTGAACTCCCAGGTGATACTACCCCATACGAAGTGAGTGACGTTACGGGTAAAGATTTTTTCCAATATGAACTCGTAAAAAAGAAAGTCGTCCCTACCCTTGACGAGTTAGAAAAGGCAAAAATTAAAATACAGTAAATATAATGATCAATGTTTCAGAAATATTCAACATTGAATATAGTCGGAAGAATAACAAGAAAGAAATATATAAAAAGATTTTCGAACAGTTTTCCAGAAAGATAAGATGCACTGTTGAACTTGGTGGTAAAACTGTAATGTTACGTGTACCCTTTGTTGTCTTTGGTTATCCGACATTCGATCGATCACGTGCCTGTGTATATTTGAAAAGACAACTCGAACTAAGTGGATTCAGTGTACAAAGTATATCCACTATAGATCTATGCGTCACATGGTCCTCTCCTCGAAAAGATAAACCAGTCGAAGCACGTAATGATGACGATGGTATACCATCCTTTATAAATCTAAAAAAGATGGCGAACAAATATAGAAATGGTGCGTAGGACCGTTGATAATTTTTGTATCTTCCTTTAGTATAACATGTCAGAATCACTTGGCATCCTAGTAGAAGCAAAGAAAGAGTACCTCGGGCAGCTTTCTCTCGTCATGTACCCTTCTATGATCGAAGTTTTCTCTAAGATGTACGAGGAGGCGAATAAGCTCTCTAAGGGTCGCAAAGTTTTAATAATGTTCCAGAAACTACTCCAGGAAGTTAAAAATTGGAGTGACACTATGTCTAAATCTCATAGTGAGACTATCACGTCAAGGTGTGCGTGGTTCGGCGACCTCCTGGCTGCCGTATTCGTTAGTTGTGTAAAAATTCTATCCTCCGTCCGTCTCAGGGCAGAAAATAAGAAGATCTCTCTCAAGGTTCCTAGCAATGAAGTCTTCATTCAGACGTGTTACGAAAATATTGCGAAGGAATTGTACAAGGATCCTTATATTTTCCATGAAGAACAGTTAGAACACGTCCGTGACGAAATACTATTCGGTCGTATATCTATTGGCATCGAGGCCACTGTCAAACAATTGATTCCTGTGCAACAAATTTTACAGACATACATGTCTCAGTCAGATCGTAATATCAGTATAGGTGACGATGAACCATTAATGGATACAGAAGACCCCGATGTATATGATGACTCTACTTACCCAGAACCCGAACCCGAACCTGAAATGGAGCCAGAGGCACCACCCATCGTAGAGACTGAACCAGAGGCACCACCCGATTTCGATCCCACTACACAACCGAGTGGTCTCGCCAACGAATTCAAGACAATTCAGACCGTACGGTCCCCCGACCCAGGTCCAGAACTAGAACCAGCAGGCGAAGACGATGTTTTCTTCAGTGATGCCGCCGACGAGAGAACAAAAAATCCTCGGTATAATTAAATGGAACTCACAGACTATCTCCGGGACCCGATGTGGGCCGGTCTCATCGCGGCTCTCATCACCGCCGGCTACATTCACGCCAAGACTAGAATCAACAACGAAAGTACTTTACCCAACAGTGCATACGTGAAACCCGCTATACTTGTTGCTATCCTCGTATACTTCATAGTCGCAAATGGTGTCGCTCAGAGAGAGACTATATCTAGCGAACCCTTTTAAACTTAAAGATTAAGGTATACTAATTAATATAAAAATGACTGCTGTGACGGCTTTTAACGACATGATGGGTCAATTTCTTGTGGAATTGCATAAAACGTTTCCCGAAGAAAAGGGAATCAAGAAGTTCATGACATCTTTTGATCTGCTTAAATCCACCAACCCCCGTAAATGCGTCGAAGCGTATATGGGTGGTGTTGGTGCGTATGCCGAGAAAATCACGCGAAAAGATGACACATTCTTCACCGAGGACATTAAGGGTATTGAATTTCTACAGGATCTCAATATCGAAGAACACTGGAATGTGAATATGTCAGACGCCACCAAGGGTGCTGTCTGGCAATATCTCCAGACGCTTTACATGCTCGGAACTACAATCACTGCAATCCCCCAAGAGACATTGTCTGTCATCGAATCTGTCGCCAAGGACTGTGCCGAAAAAATGCAAAATGGCGACGGTCAAATCGACGAAAAAGCCCTCATGAGTATGTTTACTAGCATGATGAAAAAATAAACTCACTCTATATAAATGAAGGTTTGGTTCGACGACCCACAGGAACTCATCAATCGTGAAAAGGTCCTACAATTCTGGCCTACTAATAAACAGTCAGCGGAAGAACGTGTGAACGCAGCTTCACGTTTTATCATCTACGCTGCGTGCTTTATCTATTTAATTCGTCGAGATCCCAGGATCTTTGTATTAGCGGCGACCGTTATGGGTGTATTGTATGTAATGTACAACTCCGAAATGGTCAAGGAGGGTACCGCCCGACCCACAGTAATGGAAGAAAATGGTTACTCTACGTGCCAAATGCCCACAGATGATAACCCTATGGGTAACATGCTATTGTCGGATTTTGTCGATAGACCTGACCGACCGTCTGCATGCCATCACTCATCGGTGCGGAACAATATTAGCGACTCCCTGGAAAATCGTACCAAGTATATGCCTGGTCGTTCCAGGACAGCTCTACCAAAATATCAAGCGAATGCCATGGCTCGGCAATTCGTCTCGAATCCTGTGACAAGTGCCATGGGTGACCAGACTGGATTTGCGGAATGGTGCTATGGGAAGAAGATGGCTCCCATGTGTAAATCAGACGGTACTCAATGTAACCCTGACGCACGTGGTGTCCAGTTGGAAGCTTTCGGTGGTTTGGATCCTAGCGGTGATAAAAGGTCTGGTATGCATAGAGGTTCTGGATTAAGGAGTGGACATTCAGCTTAATTTTCTCATGTAATAATAAATGGCGTACCAGCTCCAACCAGGACTTAACATCATCAATGGTGGTGGCGTCCCAGCCAACAGGGCGACCGATGACGTTTTCGTATACCCACAGCCAAGTGCACTAAACTACTGCTGTAACCCTTCAACTATGTTATATGGTACGGCTCCTTATATGGCGGGTAAAGGTTCACCAGCTCAACACATTGAAGTGAGTGATCAGCTCCGCCCTCAAGCGACTACACGTTTCAACAAGGTTCTCGTGAAGCCCCATGAAAGTGGGTTCTTCCCCCTGAATGATACAGTGTGTAAGGTGCCCCTGCGTACCCGATCCTACGAACCAATGAGTACCAGTGCGTATATCCAGAACAGTATGTTTAACCAAAGGTATTCACCACAATAAAAATATTATCAACAAGTAAGAATGGCAGATCCCGTGTCACTACTGGCCGTCGCTGGTCTCATCTACGCAGGGCGGAAGTTAAGTGAAGTTCCAGAGCAACCCAAAAAGGTTATGGTGAAAGAACCTGAATTATATGATACAGAATTCGAAGAGATTGAATTTACGGATCCATTCGCGGATAGAAAATCCGAAGTGGATTCCTTTTCAGTTGTTGCTCCACAGGGTCGGTCAAGTGGTCAAGAACTTCTCGATATGCGTGGGCGACTCTATGACGCAGGTCGTATGAATAATCTCTCCCCAGTCGAAAAGAAATTGGTCGGCCCAGGTTTAGGTATTGGTTCAGAGGTAGAATCGTATGGTGGGTACCAACAGGCGTTCCGTGTGAACCCCGTCAATACGGGTGCATACAGGCTTACCACTCTACCTGGTAGAGCAGGTCCAGCTGCCGATACTAAGGGTGGACGTCGTGCAGAAATTGGTAAGGTGAGTCATAACCGCCCCGAAAAGACGGCGTTCCTACCCGAACGTCGCCCACCCACACTTGGTCGTGCAACCGGACTGAATGCTGTAGTCCCACGTGCTTCCCACCAGAAAGCTATGCAGTCTACGAACCGTTCACAGACTGGGCATCGTGCCGATGGTCTCGAAAACGCACCCGGTAAGCGTTTCATCCCTGGGCAGACCTTGCCACAGGACCCCACCCGTAACAAGGGTGACATCCACGATAGTCAGTTTATGCATGTGAACAACCCATCACCCGGTATCGCGAGCTTTTACGGTGGTTACACGGTGGCACCAGCGGCTCGTATGGGTAACGAAGGAGCTAATGGTCAGGCTGGATACAGTGTCGAACAACAATTTGCTTTCGGTCTCCGTCCCGATGAACGTCGTGCCAAGCCTAACCGCATGGGTAACCCAGGCCGCATGAATGTACGTGAGAAACCCACAAACCAACATGGTGCCCTCACGACGATCCGCCACGATACGTCACGCATCGATGGTCGCACCAATGGTGCGAATGGTGGATGGATGCAGCACTATAAGAAGAACCAGTATACGGAACTCAATCCTTACAAGGGTACCCTCAACCCTCATGCCGCGGGTAACCGCCTAGACTTAGCGAAAAACCAACTTGCGAACAATCCCTTCAGCAAGTCCATTAATTAAATAGAAACACCCATTAAAATTATATACGCAAATTTTAATGGAGGTCCATACCTTAGAAATTGATAGTAGTGAACGTGACTATTCGAAATACCCAGACCCGCACGACTATGTCATAGATTTGAAGAATGAAATTTATGATATTCAGAAGATTACCCTCTTATCCGCTCGTATTCCCAACAGTCAGACACTGATTCATGCTCATAATAATACGTTTAGTGTT